GAGGTCTGGAATTGAAATTGGATCTGGTGGTTCTAATTCATTAGTTTCTTTACAATCCGCATCATCATCAACAACAACAACATCGTCTACGAGTATAGATACTTTTAATATTAACATATATCGCTCTGCTCAATATCAAATTCAAATAACAAGAGGAACACTTTATCACTTAACTACCTTGAATGTACTGCATGATGGTACGGATGTTTATATTAGTGAATTTGGAACTATTAGAACTTCAGAATCTTTAGCATCTTTTGATGCTGATATTAATTCTGGAAATGTAAGGATTTTGGTTATTCCAACATCAGATGTTTCGACAACTTTTAAAATATCTAAAGTTCTCACAAAAATCTAATGAAAACATTTAAACAATTCCAAGAAGATTGGACGAATAAATATAAAAAGAGTATCGATTGCTCAAATCCAAAAGGATTCTCTCAACGTGCTCATTGCGCGGGGAGAAAAAGAAGAGCAAGAGGTGAAAAAACTAAATCTAAACCAGTTGAATGAAAACTCCAAAGTTCTCACATAAAACACCACATCTAAAAGGAAAACAACATCAGTTGGATCCCAATTTAGATTTAAAACAATTAGTACATCACTCAACAGTCCAATATGTTGATCGTGATGCTGATGGTGATGTTGATGTTTTTGATAATCCAAAGAAAAAAATTCCTGATGAAAATCCAGTGAGTATTAACGTACAACCAGCATCAAAAAAATTGATTTCAAAACAAAAAGGTGAGATTAAACATACTAAAGTTGGTATGGCATATGAAGAATCTAAAAAATGCAAATCTGGATATTATTATTGTTTTACTAATAAAGAATGTAAACCAATTCCTGCCGGATTTATGATTGATCCTGCTGGAATGCTTGTTAAAGAGACTGGAGCATCAATTGATGAAGAGGGTCTTCGTGATTGGTTCGGAAAGTCCAGGTCAAAAGATGGAAAGGCAGGTTGGGTAAATGTTGTGACTGGTGGCACATGTGCAAGTGATGAACCTGGAGAAGGAACTCCAAAATGCGTTTCTTCTGCAAAAAGAGCAAGCATGACTCCAGCAGAGAGGCGTGCTGCAGCAAGAAGAAAAAAAGCAGCAGATCCTGGTCAACAACAAAAAACTGGCGCTGCAAAACCAACATATGTACCCACTGATTCCCCAAAGAAGAAAATGAAAGAAGAAAGAGACCATGAGTACTCCATGGCACGTTCAGAACTCTCAACAATAGTTAATGCTGCCAAAAGACTTCAAAAGAAAATGGCAAAAGGTGAAGGAAATGTAGAAGCATGGGTACAATCAAAAATCACAAAAGCTGCTGATTATCTGGACAGCGCGGCAGATTATGTTGATAGTGGTGAAATGAATAAAGAAGAAATTGTTTTAGAAGTTAAAGATTCTAAAGGCAAAAGTAGCGGTCAAAAAGATGCTTGTTATCATAAGGTTAAGTCAAGATATCGCGTCTGGCCCTCTGCATATGCCTCTGGAGCACTAGTGAAATGTCGTAAGGTAGGTGCAGACAGTTGGGGCAATAAATCAGAGGGTTTTAGCCCCGTTCAAATGAAAGTTTTAGAAGAATTGGGATTAGTTACTTTAAACGAAAAAGGTCAAAAGTGTTGGCCTGGTTATGAAAAGAAAGGAACACAAACTTTATTTGGAAAAACTTATAATCGTTGTGTGAAGAAAGAAGAGCAAGATCCATGCAACCACACGCACAAAGGTGATGAATGTCCTGTTCATGGTAAAAAAGAATGTCCATCCATGGTAGATGAAGCAGTTCGTATTCCAGCAAAAACTGGCAACATCATCCTGGTCACTTTAAATTGGAGAGGAAAATATTACATGATGAAAATGTTCTTCCCACAAACTACAAAACCAAACAGAAATGAAGTTCAGGATCAAATTGAAAAAGTTTATCCTGGGGCAAAAGTTCAATCATATCAAATTTCTGATATTAAACCTGGAGAACAGTTTTTACAAACAAATGAATATGCTGGAGGAAGTGCAGCAAGTCCTGGTCCTTCAAAAAAATATGTAAAACCATATGGCGAACAAGTTGAATATGTTGAAGTTGAAGAAGATTGGCAATCAGTTAATCGCAAAGACAGGACTGCAGGATTAAGTCAAGCAGCAGTAAATGCATATCGTCGTGAGAATCCAGGTTCAAAACTTCAAACTGCGGTTACTGAAAAAAATCCAACAGGTAAAAGAGCATCTCGTCGCAAATCATTTTGTCGTAGAATGAAAGGAATGAAATCTAAATTGACTTCTGCAAAAACTGCAAGAGATCCAGACAGCAATATTAACAAAGCTCTCCGTCGTTGGAACTGCAACTAATGAAATCATTTAAAAAGTTTTTGTCCGAAAGTGTCAATATTGCCGGAGATTTTAACGGCAATCTCTATATCGGAGCATCTGAACCACAATCACAACCAGTTGGTGAATCTTTTCTTGCTGATGTTGTTTGGCAAGGAAGATTATATCGATTAGAAGTTGAAGGTAAGATGATGGATAAAAATGCACTTGCTGAACAACTTCAGGGCGAATATCCTGGAGCAATTGTTCACAACATTTATCCAGCATCACCAGATTCAATTAAAATTAAAAACGCACAAAGATACAGACCAGAAAGTTTAACATGGAGTGACTAATTAATGGCTCAGTGGAATATAACAACACAAGATTATCTAAACCAAGAAAGATCATTATTTGAAGTTAATGGTGTTGCAACCAGAGATGGGCACATTGTAGACGAATATAATAGATTTCCCGTCAGTATAAATTCAGATGCTTTTGGAAGAACAAGAGTATCAAATCCACTTACATTATTTGACTCTTCGCACAGATATAGAGATAACAATCTGTGGACGAGTTTGATTGTAGGCACGGGTTCTACTGTAGGATTTGTAACAACGCAAGGATTGGTTAATATTGGTATTGGAACTACTGCTGGTTGTTCTGTGATTAGAGAAACCACAAAGACTTTTGCATATCAACCAGGAAAGTCATTACTGGTAATGAATACCTTTGTTCCTGAAACACCAAAAGAAAATTTAAGACAAAGAGTTGGATATTTTGGTGCAGATAATGGCATCTACTTTGAGATTGCTGGAATTGGAAGCACTTCAATCAGTTTTGTAGAAAGAAGTTTATCTACTGGAACAGAGACAAGAGTTCCACAAACAGAATGGAATATTGATAAGTTAGATGGAACTGGTGTTTCTGGAATTACTTTAGACCCATCTAAAGCACAAATTCTGTGGACTGATATTGAATGGTTAGGACTTGGAACAGTTAGAGTGGGTTTTGTGATTGATGGAAAGTTTATTCACTGCCACTCATTTCATCATGCAAATAGAATTCAGTCAACATATATGACTACTGCATCATTACCATTAAGGTATGAGATTGAAAATACTGGAGTGACTACAAGTTCAAGCACACTCAAACAAGTTTGTTCTACAGTGATTTCAGAAGGTGGTTATGAACTTCGTGGGTTACAACAAGGTGTGGGAACTACTATCACATCTCCAGTAACTCTCGCAACAGCTGGAACCTATTATCCTATTATTTCATTAAGACTAAAAACATCCCCAAATAGATTAGATGCTATTGTAATTTTGACTGCTCTTTCCATTATGGGTATTACGAATAATGCTAATTATAACTGGAGAGTGCTTGCAAGTGCAGATACTAGTGGTGGAGGAACTTGGGACAGTGCTGGACCTGATAGTGCTGTTGAATATAAAATTGATGGTGGTAGTGTGACTGGAGGCAGAATATTAGCAGAGGGTTATAGTAGTGCATCTAATCAGGCAGTAACCGCAGTTGATATTCTCAAAGAAGCATTATTCAAATTCCAGTTAGAAAGAGATGGATTAACGGGAACTCCATATGAATTAACAGTTGTTGCTTCTTCTAGTTTAGCGAATGCCAATATTCACACTTCTATGGATTGGGAAGAAATTAGTAGGTAATTTTTATGTCTGAAAGTGTATATCTTGGTAATCCAAATCTAAAAAAAGCAAATACAGCAATTGAATTTACTCAAGAACAAATTCTCGAATTTGTTAAGTGTAAAGATGATCCAGTGTATTTTGCAAAAAACTATGTAAAGATTGTTTCTCTTGATGAAGGTCTTGTTGGATTTGAACCA